CTAAGGAGTCTAAGGAGTCTAAGGAGTCTAAGGAGTCTAAGGAGTCTAAGGAGTCTAAGGACGAATCTGATCCCGAGAACTTGGTGTGATCTGTAATGGCTGGTGAAGTTCCGTTTGCTTCCGAATCTGATGTGATGTCCTGCTTTACAACAGCAGATACTCCTAGCGTTTCTATATCCAGGATCACTACACTGATTAGCCAGACAAGTGCTCTGATTCGCCACCGGTGCCCAGGCTATTCTTCCGCTCCTGCTGAGGTGCTAAAGCTGGTCACCTGTAGAGTTGTTTGCCGTGCACTCAGAAGCCGAGGGGATGGTGTTCCGGGAGACGTTTCGCAACTCACCCAGTCTACTGGCCCATTCAGCACATCCATGTCGTGGAACTCTTCGGTTGGTGAGGTGTTTTTAACTCGACAGGATCGGGATGATATTAACGGATATTCCGCAGCATTCTTCGGTGATGTGGACACACTTTTTGGCACCACATCACCACAACCCAGCGTTAATAGCAGTAACGCTGCCGTGGATACTCCACCCCCACCCCCACCGCCTCCCGTTGAAGACAACTCCCGGATCAATCGTGACCAGGAGATGGATCACTTATGATACCTAGCAAATGGAAGGTACCGATCCAAAAAGTTGTTGTAAAAAGATCGGGTGAGGCAGATCCGCTCGGAGCAATTCCAAAAGACGGTAAGAAGCTGTCTGTTCGACTTTTGGGTAATGCTTTGGTTGAGAAAATAGAAACTGAGTCTGACCCATCTCAAGGGAGAGACCAGTCGTTTAAGGAAGAGATCATGGTATACTGGGGAGCCGAAGATACGAGACCTAGCCTCATATCTCCCCAGGATCGGTTTTATGTCCTGTATGAGGTTTGGGAACCTGTCGGAGGGCTTGTGGAATATCCCCTTGGAGTCAAGCTCAGATTAAGAAAGGCTGGAGTACAATGGGAACTACCAGCGTAGTGATCGATAAGGCTTCCGTGGAAAGATTCCTGAAAGGGAAAAGCGTTCAGGATCTTGTGCGGAGCTCCGCTGAAAAGATCTCACAAAAAGCGGGTGATGGTTTTTCGGTAGAGCTGCGAGTTGGTTCGGATCGAGCTAGAGCATACGTGCTGGCGAGCACTCGCAAGGCGAAACTCCTCCAGGCCAGGAACCACGTTTTAGAGCGAGCGGTTGGAGGTGGGCTGTGAAAAAGTCTTTTGATGCCCAGCTATACATTGTGAAATATCTTTCGAAATTCTTTTCCTCGCTTACAGGAGAGCTCAAGGATGCTAAGGTGTCCGGTCTGAAAGAGGTAACGAGTTATCCTGGATTTTTTGTGCATGTTTTCTCCACTGGGGGAAGTGGGGTTGACAACCGAATTCTGTACGAGTCCCAGATCACCATAGACTCCTACGCTTCAACTTCCTGGTGGGCTGGGGAGCTCGCCAGAACAGTGAGCGATGCTATGCATGCTCTACCAGAAATTCCGGGACCGGTAGCTTTAGTTAGGTCTCCTGCTCCAGCTGAGCTTCCGGATCCAGATACAGACCTGCGTCGGTACTCATCGACGTATCGGATCACAGTCAGACTCTAATAGCAGAAGGAGCTATACAAATGGCAAAGACTAACGCTGATCTTGCGTTCATGGCAGGATCGGAAAAGGATACCCTGTACTTGGGTCCTGTTTCTACGGATCTTTCTACGGTGACTTCGCTCACTGGGACTGTTCCTACGGGTATGGTCGACGTGGGTTGGATTAGCGAAGACGGAGTCACGCTGGGCATGTCAGACAGCGTGGATAAGATTCGCGGACACCAGGGCCACAACGTTGTCCGCACCTACATGTCGGACTCGTCTACCACCGTTAAGGCTTCCATCCTGGAATCCAAGCTGGAGCTGCTCAAGAAGTACCTGGGTGCTCTCAAGACTGAAAAGGTCACACAGGCAGGATCTTCGGCCATTACCCGCATGGAGATTTCGGCATCTCGAAAGGTTGAGACGATGTGCGGAATCGCCGACCTGTTCGACGTTTCCACCGGTAAGCAGCGACGTTACATCTTCCCTCGTCTGGAGCTGGGTGAGCGAAGCGACACCTCGTTCAAGGTCGGGGAGCTCACTGTTTACGAGTACAACCTCGAGGTGATTGAGAAGTACATTCTCCTGTCCGATGAGACCGGATTGGCCGTGGGCTGACCCTGGGTTAAGAATCTACCATTCCGGTGCTGCTTCCTGTTCTCCCGGCACCGGAATGGTACCTTAATTAACATACGGAGAGCAGGATACACGATAGGAGAACAGCATAATGGCTACCACAAAGAAGACACCCTCCGCAGCTGAGGTCGCACGACGAGAAGCCCAGTCTAAAAAGGACACCGGAAAGCTAATTCCGGTAATTGTCGACGGAATTTCCATTGAGGTAGATCCGTCTGAAGTCGACGATTTCGACGCCATGGTGCAGATGGAGAACGGCGATTTCCGCCCCATGCTTAACCTGATTATCCCGGATGAGGAGCGTAGGAATTCCGTGCTAGAGTCTTTGCGTGAGGATTCCGGAAAGCTCCGATACTCTGCCGTTGCTGGGTTTGTCAAGAGCGTTTTTGGGGAAATCGGCAAGGGAAACTGATTGGCCTCGCAGGATTCCTAATCCAAAATTGGGAAGTCCTAGAGGCTGATTTTCAGTACACATACAATATTGACCTGACGGATATCTTTTCTGGCGAGCTCACCATGAGGAGAGCTAAAGTCCTGCTGGATAACCTCCCTGCTGGTTCCCTGTTTAGGAAGCAGCAGGGTGGAGCAGCAGCTTGGTCAGATGAAGTGAGTGCCGTTTTTGCCGCCGGACACCGGATTGAGGGTATAATAGTAACGGCACTAGGTGGGAAGAAGGGAGATGTTCCACCTCCTGCAAAGCCTCCTGAGGAAGGGTGGTTTGAGCAGGCACAAGCTGAGCAGACTCGTAGAGAAGATAGAGCGCGACGGTGGATTTCTGCGCACGTGTAAGGAGCTTCTAGAATGGCGGAAAACGGTTTTAACCTCGGTACAGCATGGATCCAGATTTCTCCCTCCCTGAGGGGACTGAATGCTTCCGTCAAAAAGGAACTCGGTGGCGTAGACACAAAGCCAGCAGAGGCTAAAATTGAGTCCGGTCTTGGTAGGGCATTTAAGAGCGCTGCCAAGACCGGAGCCATCGTCTTAGGATCCCTTTCCGCAGTGGGAGCAGCGGTTGGCTTTGCCGATGTGGCTAGGGAAGCCATTAAAGCCTCCGACGCAACGGACAAATTTAAGAACACCCTGTCTTTTGCTGGGGTGGCTTCTGAGGATATCGGGAAGCTCACCGCAAATACAAAGAAGTATGCCGATGAAACGGTGTACGAGCTATCAGATATTCAGAGCATTACAGCTCAGCTGGCTGCTAATGGCGTTGACGGGTACGACAGACTAGCCGAGGCAGCGGGTAACCTGAATGCTGTTGCCGGTGGCAACGTCGACACCTTTAAGTCAGTCGGCATGGTCCTGACGCAAACAGCCGGACAAGGCAAGCTCACCTCGGAAAACTGGAACCAGCTTGCTTCGGCTATTCCTGGTGCTTCCGGTAAGATTCAGGAAGCACTGCTTAAGAATGGTGCGTACACTGGTAACTTCCGTGACGCAATGGCCAAGGGTGAGATTACCGCTCAAGAGTTTAACCAGGCCATCCTAGACCTCGGCTTTACAGATGTAGCTAAGCAGGCTGCCACCAGCACCTCTACTATTGAGGGTGCGTGGGGTAATCTCCAGGCTGCTCTAGTCACCGGTGGGATGGGCATTGTCGATAGGCTTAAGCCAGCGATCACTGGATTTATGGGAGCGATTGCTAACGGTGCAGAATCCGGTTTTGCCTGGCTTAACGATAAGCTGTTCCCTGCACTAACCTCTGTGTGGAACTTTATATCCTCAGGCAATTATGACGGCAACCTGTTTGGTCTCTCGTCTAACTCAACTGTTCTCGTGGCTCTCGGGAAAATTCGTGACGCCGGGGTATCCCTATATGAGTGGGTGTCCGGAACTTTAGTTCCCGGAGTTAAAGCATTCTTTGATTTAGCGGTAAACGGTGATTTTACTGGAGATTTCTTTGGTTTAGAGGAAGACTCCGGACTGGTAGATTTTATCCTAACCATACGGGAGCACGTCATTGACCTCTGGGGATTCCTTCAGAGCACCGTAATTCCTGGCGTCACTGGATTTTTCAGTGCTGTTGTTGGGTCCAGTTTTTGGGGAGTGATCGGTGGATTCTTCAGCTCACTGGTACAGAATAAGATCGTCCTCTCAGCTGTTGTGGGTGGGTTCATTGCCTGGAAGACGGTCACCGCTGGGATCTCCCTTGTGAACCTAACTCGTGAGGTCATTAACAACACCCGAGCATTCGTGCTATCCAAGGTCGCTAAAGCGCAGGATCTAGCACAGACGGTGGCCCTAAAAGCCATGTATGCCGGAGATTTTATCCGTTCCATCATACAGCAGAGCATTCAGGTGGGTAAGGCCACGGCAATGTGGGTGGCTAAAAACTCTGCTATGGTCGCTGCACGAGTGGCCACAGCAGCATACACCGCTGCCCAGTGGCTGCTTAACGCTGCCCTGAACGCTAATCCGATCGGTCTCATTGTCGCAGCTATCGCAGCGTTGGTTGCTGCACTGGTGGTTGCATACAATAAGTCGGAAACGTTCCGCAACTTCATTAACGGAATGTGGGAGAGCATTAAGAGCGTAATGGGTTCTGTGGTTTCCTGGATGCAGAGCTTTATTGCCCCTGTGTTCTCAGCTGTCTGGACCGGGATTAAAACTGTCGTCTGGGTGGTTGCCACGGCCATTGCTGTACAGGTGGAGCTGATTAAGACTGTTATTGGTGCGGTGGCTGACTTTATAGTGACGTATGTGTGGCCTTATATCCAGACAGCTTGGGAAGGGATCAAGGCTGGAGCAGAAATTCTATTCTCTGCTCTCCAGGCTATCTGGTCGGGTATCCAGACAGCTGTTCAGGCAGTCGCTGACTTCTTTGTGTCGTATGTTCTTCCGGTTATCTCATCTGTGTGGGATGGCATTAAGACCGGAGCATCTTACCTGTGGTATGGGATTCAGTCCGTCTTCGGGTGGATCCAGTCATGCGTACAGTCGGTTGTTGGTTGGTTCCAGACCTATGTGGCTCCTGTAATCTCATCCGTGTGGAATGGTATTTCCAGCGGAGCGAGGGCACTGGGTGATGCTATTAGCTCCATTTGGAACGGCATTAAGAACGCGATTAACTCCGTAGTCTCCTGGATGTCAGGGACTCTACAGTCCGTTATCGGTGGAGTTACCGGAGGCATCAAGAGTGCCTTTGAGTCCATGAAGTCTGGTCTAGAGGCCATCTGGCGAGGTGTTAAGAGCGTGGTTGCTGCTCCTATCAACTTCGTTATCAACACGGTTTACACTAATGGCATCAAGAAGACCGCTGACAGCATGGCTGAAAAGCTCGGTTTGTCGTTCCGACTTCCCGCCGTGTCCCCGATCTCAGAATACGCTTCCGGTGGTGTCCTGCCCGGATATTCCCCAGGAAGGGACATTTACCACTTCTTCAGCCCGGACGGTGGTGGAGCATTGGCCCTTTCCGGAGGGGAAGCCATTATGCGCCCCGAATGGGTTCGCGCTGTGGGTGGTCCTGAGGCGGTGGCTCGAATGAACGCTGCAGCTCGGTCACATGCCACCTACATCCCCGGTGGGGATACGGGAGTACGTTTCGCTGCATATGCGGATGGCGGAATCTGGTCCGGCGCTAAAGGTGCATGGGAATGGTTTAAGGGAGCAGCTGACACCGTAGGTAAGCTCATTGCTGATCCGATTGGTGCGGTTGCCTCATTCATCAAGAAGCCTGTTGACGCCCTGATGAGCATGCTCCCCGGAACGGGTATGGTTGCCGACTCAATGAAGGCAGCTCCCGGTGTGTGGATCGATGGTTTTGCTAACTGGCTCAAGGGATCCACTGCAAAGATGGGTGCGACTGGCCTTGTCAACTCCGCTCGGCAGGCCATTGGTGTTCCCTACGTGTGGGGTGGCTCGGCTATACCTCCGGGACTCGACTGTTCTGGTCTGGTGTACTGGGCTGCTAACCGGATGGGGAGCAAGGTACCTCGTTTAACTGCAGCAGGATACCAGTCCGGATCGTCTAGGGGAAACGTTAATGTTCCTGGAAATCTACTGTTCTGGGGGAATCCAGCGTGGCACGTCGCTATTTCGTCCGGAAACGGTCGAATGGTTGAAGCTCCCCGGCCTGGCTTGAACGTCCGTGAGACCGGAATCTGGGGATCCCCCTCGGCAGGCGTGTACAAGTTTGATAATGGAGGATTCCTGCAGCCTGGGGTAACTACCGTTCTGAATAAGACTGGACGTCCGGAGCCGGTGTTTACCCAGGAACAGTGGAACACTCTCCAGCAGAGGGGGACGCAGTCTTTCCCGGATACGCTAGTCTTGGTGGACGAGGAAGGCTACATTTCCGCAAAAATGCACGTGGTGGCTCAGGGAGAAATCAGCAGCGCGCTGTCTTCCGCGTCTAGGTCTCGGACTCGAGAACTTATCGGATCGGCAATCTAAGCAGGAGAATCTTTTACTATGGGTATGGTCTGGTCCGCATCTAGCGGATACATGTTTGTCGGTATCGATCTTTGGTGGCACGGGAATCCAGCGGATGGCTTTGTCACTGTAGAGGTGAAAGTTCTAGCCAAGTCCGACGGATATGGGCATAACTTTTCATCCAGCTGGCATAAGTGGGGCGATTCCGGAGAAGCCAGGGGAGGATTCCACTTCCAGTCCGGTTTTGGCTCGACAGTAGAGAAGCAACTGGACTACTGGTCATACACGGTGCCCACGCAATATGGCCGTGAGGGATCGGTGTATGTTGGAGCCGAGCTGGGACCTATTTGGAACGGTGGGCACCCTGTTGTTGAGAATCGCATCAGCATTCCTGCGCGACCGATAAACTCTCCCTCAATCCCTAGGAATGTTTCCGCATCCCGAGTGATGGACTCCCAGATAAACGTTTCCTGGATGGGAGCTCCTGCCTCAGATTCTTCCCCGGTAGATCGGTATGCTATCGAACGCAGGGCTGACCGAGATAACTCATGGGTCTCGGTAGCAAAGGTCGGTAGAGAGGCATCTACGTATTCCGACCGTGGTGTTTCCACTGGGCACGTGTATAAGTATCGAGTCAGGTCGGAAAATGCTTCCGGTAACTCGGAATGGTCTGAGTCCAGTCCAGTTTTCACCAAGCCTCCGACTCCGTCTAGAGTCAGGGCCCTAAAGAATGCTGATGGCAGCATTAAGGTGACCTGGGAAAGTTCCGCTCAGTTTAACCCAACTCGGTGGGATATTTACGACGGAAATGAACTGGTAGACTCCATTCTGGATAACGTGTCACAGATGGAGTGGATCCACCGAAATCCCCCGCTGTCTAAAAAGCATTCCTACAGGATCGTTTTCGTCGGTGGGGATGTTTCCTCCGACAAGTCAGCTCCGTCTAATGAGATTCAGCTGCTGTCCCCTCCTAACGACGCGGATCCTCTGTCTAACGGAGCGTATTTCCCGTCGGATTCTCCTGTCGTTGTTAAATGGCGATACAATCCGACCGATTCCTCTCCTCAGACTCGTGCGATTATTGTGTTCCGTCGGGATAATGGGGATCCGTTCGCTGTAGGCTTCACTAATCAGGTAGACGTAAAAACAGATCAGCCGCAAGCCTCTATCGGAACGCTGTCCCCAGGAACGTATGCATACTCTGTAATGACTTTCGGTATGCATTCCACTCCGTCTGACCCTACCAACACCGGGTACTTCTATGTGGAGGATCGTCCTAAAGTTTCCGTACTGGAACCTCAAACCTCTAGCGTAAAAACGTCTTTCATTTCCACTAAGTGGTCGTATTCGCACGCTGGTGGGTCTAAGCAGTCCAGCGCTGTAGTCCGACTGGTCGATAATTCTTCCGGTGAAACGGTTGAGAAAATCACCATCATTGGTGATGCGACCAGTACTCCCCTGTCTACATACCTAAAGGACAGCGGATCATACACCTTATCCGTTGTTTCCACAAATGAGCATGGGGTTGATTCTCTAGCAGCAGAAAAGCAATTTTCTGTATCCTATGAGAAGCCGCCCACCCCCAAGGTTTACGTCAGCTGGGACGACAATTATGGGCGAACACTGGTTCGCGTTGAGAATCCTTCCCCCACAGCGGGTAAGCCAGCAGCTGTTAGGAACCGCGTTGAACGGTCTAACGATGGTGGGATTACCTGGGAAGTTATTACGGATGTTCTACCAGTTTCCGGATCTCTAAACGACTATGAGTCCCTGAGCCACGGAACGGTTAAATATCGCGTGACTGCGATTTCCGGTCTGCCGTCTTCCTCTGTCGCAGAAGCATCTATCGAGATAGACTCCTGGGCTATGTGGATCAGTGGATCGAGTGATTTTAGCATGTCCGTCCCGCTGAGGTGGGACCCGGTGCATTCCTGCAAGATGGGCCTAACTAACCGGAAAGTGTATCGATTCGCTGGTAGGAAGCACGGTGTCGAACTGAGTGGAACGCACAGGAGTAAATCGTTAAGTTTGTCGTCTACCCTGTTCGATGATGACTGGTATTTAATTCAGCGACTCGAAGAGCTTTCGTACACTCCTGGGCCTTTCCTATACCGAGACCCCATGGGTAGAGTCGTCTACTGCTCTATGAGCGATGTTTCTGCGGATAGGGCACTTTCCGGAAAGTGGTCCGTTAAGCTGGACATTGAGGAAGTGGATAGATAATGGCACAGGTCTATTCTCACCGGCAGTCTGAATATCGGGTGACCCTTTTAGACCATCAGAATAATATCATCCGTAGGCTGGACGGTGTCATTGGTGGAACGGTATCCCTCAGCTCTGCCACGCGACTCCGGGCTTCTGGAAGTCTTGAGCTGTCTGAACTCGCCATGCCCATCGACTGGATGAAGAATCGAGTCAAGATTGAATATGTGCCGTCGGGTATGGATCCGTGGAGCCTTGGAGTGTTTCTGCTGTCCGCACCGGTACGGTCATACAGTGAGGTTGGTTCTTCTTGGAAGGTAGACCTGTCTAGTATTCTGGCCATACCGGACGCTGATTGCACCAGTTCTTCGCTGACGATTTCTAGGGATGTTCCACTAATTAAGTCTGCTGCGGATCTGTTAAAAAGCTCCGGAGTGGGGTTCATGTCTATCACTCCCTCCGAAGCTAAGCCGTCAGCTGATCTTTTCTACGATCCTGGGAAGTCTAAACTGACTATCGCTAATGAGTTGCTGGCTGCGGCGGGATACTGGTCTGCTCACCCGGACGGTAACGGAGCTATCCGTTTGTCTCCCTACACTAAGCCAGCCAGTCGACCGGTGGCGTATTCTTTTTCGGAAGGAAGCCACGCGATTCACCTACCTGAGTGGGACAGGGAGCTGGACGCGGCCTCGGTTCCTAACCGAGTGATTCTAATCAGTGAAGGGTCTCACGAGAAGCCAGCCTTGGTAGGAGAGGCGACTAACTCTAATCCAAAATCGCCCTATTCCTACTCGTCTAGAGGTGGTCGCTGGATTACTGAGGTTCAGTCAGGAGTGGAGGCAGCGGATCAGAAGTCTATTTCCAGCCAAGCAGAAAGACGGTTGATTGAGCTTTCCACTCCGACTGCATCAATCTCAATACACCATATGCCGGTTAATCTCTGGCCTAATGACCTGGTGTCGTTCTATTCTCAGGGACACTCAGTCCGGGGATCCATTAAGGAAATTGAATACTCGTTAGATCCAACGGAGCTAGTTAAGACAAAGATCCTAGAGGTGGCTGAAGTATGAGCCTGGAATACCTAATGACCGTGATTTCCGGAATCAAAAAGAAGCTGGACAGCTTACCGGACTTTCGGTGGGCTACCGTTTCGGGCACACCCGGTAGGAAGATTCAGCTCACTTTAGACGGGGAAAGGTCTCCAGTTTCGGCGGATCCAATTAACTTTGCAGGGGATCTTTCCACAGGCGACCGTGTATTCGTTATGACATATAATCGTAGGATCTTTATCCTAGGATTCTCCCGGGGAGAACGTAGCACCTCAGGTGGGTATGCTCTCCCTGTGGGGTCGGTAGTTATGTATGCTGGGAGGGGAACTCCACCCGGATGGCTAGAATGTGATGGTCGATCCTACTCGGAGTCCGAATATCCCGCGCTGTACAAGGCACTGTCGGCATCTGGTGGTCGAGTAGCAACTCCCACCCCGAATTCAAGCGGACTTAATGGGATCCGTTATATCATTAAAGCACAGTAGAAAGGAGCCTGAAACATGGCAAATCTTGAAAAATTCGTCTCCGATATGCAGTGGTGGTGCCAGTTCGGAGACCTGGGTTACGACCAGTCTAACCGATGGGATCTTCGCGTTGGTGGAGAAACGGACTGTTCCGCTCTGGTTATCGGTGTTCTTCGGGAAGCCGGTTTTGACACAGGTGGTGCAACCTACACCGGAAACATGGCTCGGGAACTTTCCGCTCGTGGCTGGGACGTTCTTCCGTCCTACTTCCAGAAGCAGCGCGGTGATATCCTGCTGAATCACGCTAATCACGTGGCGGTGTACCTCGGGAACGGGATGCTGGCTCAGGCAAGTATTGACGAGCGCGGCGATATCGCTGGTGGGCAGTCCGGTGATCAGACCGATTACGAGACCAACGTCCGTTCCTACTACGATTACCCGTGGAGTTGCATCCTCCGGTACACCGGTGGGTACACCTCGGAATACAATTACGAGCCTGAGGGATCAAAATATAATCCGAACGACTACAATGAGGAATACGTCCGCTCCGTACAGGAAAAGCTCATTTCCCACGGATACAGCGTAGGTGAGGATGGCGCTGACGGAATCCTGGGTGAAAACACCTTCACCGCTATCCAGAACTTCCAGCGCGATCACGGTGGTCTGGAGGTAGACGGCATTCCTGGACCGCAAACGGTTGCTGCCCTAAATGGTGGGGATATTGTTCCCACGTCCGCTGCACGACCTGAGGTAGACGGATACTGGGGTGAGGTTACCACTCGCATGCTGCAGATGGTTATGGGCACTCCTGCGGATGGTGTTGTTTCCAGCCAGCCTGAAAGCAATTCCGGTATCCTGGCTGGCTGCACTTCTGGCTGGGAGTTCGTGAGCGATTCAGCTTCCGAAGGATCTACCGTTATCGAAGCTATCCAGGGTGACCTGGGCGTAGAGAAGGACGGCATTTTTGGCCCTGAGACCATCAATGCTCTGTCTGCCCGATACGGGATTGAGGGAGACGGAAAGATCGATTCTCCTTCCATCACTGTCAAGGAATTGCAGGAAAGACTTCTAGAAGGGTCATGGTGATATAAATGAGCGGAAAGCACACTGTTCTAACCACCGACCGAACCAGGTGGGACATTCTAACACCGGAACGTCGAAAGGCCATCTACGGACTGGCTGCAGCGTTCGGTGCTATTCTCATTGCTTTCGGAGGAGCTGCTCCTGAGTCGGTTCAGCAATGGCTGGATATTGTAGACAAGATTCTGGCTGTGGCCGTTCCTCTTCTGGCTGCTCTCCACACTGGAGGTGTGTACAGCGCTCCGTCGTATGGAGAGAACCATGAGGACTAGTCTTTTCTCCCGGATGTGGAATACCCTAAAAGAACCAAGGATCGTAACTTTCTTTCAAATCCTGGTGTATCTGATGTCGATCGTTACTGCTGTTCTGATCATCGTTTCGCCTGGTCCCACTCCGATTGATGTGGCGCTCGGGTCTGCGATGATTATGGCTGGTGGGCTTGGTTCTATCATTTCCGCTTGGAAAGGCTGGTGGGCTATGGAGTCGGCAATGGGTGGAATGCTGCTGTTGGGGCTTTCTACTGTTACCGCTTCGGATGTTCTTCGCAGTCTTACCACAGACGGATGGATTGGGTGGCCATTATCCGTCACTCTGGCGTTGGCTTCATCTATAATCGGCAGGATGTTTCTAACCAAGTACTATGCTAGTTATGGTAACCAGTCTGTTTTGCGACTGTGCGAAGCACAACAGACCGTCGAGCATGAACGGACTCTTGACCGAAAGATGGAAGAAGCCGCTAGGAGTGAATGAGATATGACTGACAGGTGGATCAACCTAACGATCACCATTGTCTCGTCAGGTCTTCTGGTCACCGTTTTTCAGTCTATTGGAAAAGCATGGAAGGCAATGAAATCCGCATCTCATGATCGAGAAACAGCGGTTCAGAGAGCCGAACGGGAGGCAGCAGAATGGGAGATCGCACTTCGTAGAACTAGAAGAATGGCCATAGACGCTGGAATTCCTGCAAAGGATCTACCTCTCGGACCGGGAGAGAATCCTAGCTGGAAAGAGCAGTAAGCTCGTACAAGAATACCGCGCTCACTCTATTAGCTAATAGGGTGAGCGCGGTATTTCTATGCTAGAATGCTACTAGACTGCGGAGGGGGTGGCTCCCGTTTGCCCCTGATAGTGAGATCCGTAGGAGGAGTGACCGTACGGGTGGGTGGACGGGGATTCTAACCGGAAGAAGCAAAGCTGACCGATAGGCATTCCCGGATACAGGACGATGGCTTCAGTAGACAGGTTCACCATTTCCAGAGTAATTTGCCCGGAGAATCCTGGGTCAATGAATCCCGCGCTCACGTGGGTGAGGAGTCCTTTCCTACCCAGGGAGGACTTCCCCTCGAATCGTGCAGACAGCTCGGTGGGGAGAGTCACCGACTCAATTGTGCTTCCGAGGATAAAGTCACCAGGAAACATCCAGAAAGAGTTTCCAGAAGTCACTGGAGATCCGTTAACACAGAAACTGTCCGATAGGTGAATATCTACACTAGCAGGCTGAATAAGATCCGGAAAAGGATCAATCTTCAGTAGTCCGGTGCTGAGTGCTTCTGAAATGTTTTTATCGCTGAGCATCATTGCGCTATGGCTCCTTTCGAATGAGTTATCCATCGTGAGGCCTTTTTAATGGCATCATTCCATGAGTTTACGTTAGACGAGTCGACGTCTAGAACGTAATAGCCTCGTTCTTTTAATTCTTCTGTTAGTCTTCGAGACCTTACAGCTGTACGGAGAGCATTATCCTCCGTGGTTTTCGATTCCCTCTCAGCTCTCCTGCGGAGAAGCTCCTCGTCCGTGGCGTCTAAAGACACCACCATTAGGTCAAAAGAAACGCTAAGAGCGGCTAAGAATCTTCGCGTTCCGAGCTTTGCACCCTCCGCAAGTACCGAACCAACCGACGACCGCAGTGCCCAGTCGGTTGCCACCATTCCGCAGTTTGCTGTTAGACCGTCAGTACCAGGGAAGGATTCCCGCATGACTCCGAGATATTCCCCTATGTACCTGTCCCCGAAACGCATTGCATGTCCGGTCATGGTTACAGGAACTGGCTTACCGAGTCGACTACCAGTATATGTATGGATCAGTCTGTTTGGCCCAAGGCTGATACCACTTTCCGAGAGCACGTTCGATACAAATGTTGATTTCCCGGAACCCGAGGGGCCTATCACATACACTGCTCTCATAACACAGGACCACCGACAATCCAGAACAGGGTGGATTCCCGTTCTTCTCCGTGCCACCAGGGGTCATCCCGAGACTCGAGGAAACGGTATACCTTTCCCTCATAGGTCGGGTGGAGAGCGATTTCACCGAGGTTCGCTGGCATCTTATCGCTGTATTGAGCATAGTCCGGATACGTAGTGATGTGAACCAGCTCAACCCCAGACGGGACAATCCCGTATCCGAGGGACTTGAGTCGTGACCGAACCCAGCTCAGTTTATCTGGGCCAACCCCAACCAGGACTACCCGCTTCAGCCGGGAGGGACGCTTAATATGATTCAGCCCATAGAGAATCCCGCATGCAGTGTTCCCGGATCCAAAGGGGATAATGAGCGTTTCAATGTCGTCGGGTAGGTTTTCAACCTGGTGCCCACCGACAGAAACAAACTTTTCCACCTCAGCTAGGGAGGATCCTTCCGGGGAAGTGATTCCGTATGGCATCTGCCAGCACACGTCTGACCCGACTAAATTCCCGGCTTCGACCAGCTTCCTGGCTTCCCTCTGGATTACGGGATTGTACCCTACGGGAGCTGAATGGATATCCGCCCCCATGTTTACCGCTTCCCGGATGTATGGGTTTCTGACTGCCTTATCGGGAGTGGACCCAATCACCAGGGTGCATTTCAGCCCAAACTCCCGACATATCGCCGCGGTCATAATGGCCTGAGGAGACAGCACAGATTGAGCAGAATACACATGCGTTACGCCAGACTCCAGTGCTCCCTCCAGTAGGTGATACGCCATGCGGAGTTTGCTTCCGTTGATTCCTGGTTCCCTGCGGAATAGATCCTCGCGCTTAACCCAGGTGCCATCGTGCTTCTCGACCGGTGTTAGATCATTCATCTCAAACATTGGTTAGATCTCCTGATAAGATTTTTCTTTCTAGGTCAGACATCATATCCGGATACACCCAGCCCATTCCGTATGGGGTGCCTGTTTCCAGATACAGATTCTGCTTCTGCCTGGATAGTCCGGGATCTTCTGGATTGAATTCAGGGAGTAGAGATGAGGGTAGAAACTCCCTCCGGGAATCCCAGAATGGTTGAAGTTCCTGCCCCCATTTTTCCTCAGCCCATAAAAGTCGATCTACAGACATGTCTGAGTACACTCCGGGATACCGGCGATTTGGCTTATGCCAGCTCTTGTAGGTGCATAGAGCAGACTCTAGAGTTAGGTAAGACACATCGTCACCGCACTCCGGGAATCGCTGTCGAGCCTCTTCTAGGAGATCCTCTCCCAGCAGCATAGCGTCAGCGAGGTGTGGTTTAGCATCTTCCCAGGACCAGTATGCCGCGTCATATCCTAGGAGGATGCAGAGACCATTCCGGTGGGACTTGCTCCCACTTTTATCGTCTAGCATAAGAGAGTACGAGTCAGGGATCCCATCCAGTAGAATGCGTGCATATTCAGCCATAGACCATGCACTGAGTCTCCCCATATACGGGAGTGACCTGGCAAAAGACCAGACTCCCTCCCACCCTATAGTAGCAGCATTGGCCCATGGGATATCCCAGTCTTCAGTTCCGATGGAACCGACTAGGCGTTCCGTTGCTTCTCCGAATTTTGACTTATGGTACCTGCGGTCGGTGTCCCATTGTAGTCGGGTATAGTTATCGGAAACGAAATCAACGGCCTTACGCCAGTGCTTCGCTGAGGGAGCTTCCCGCAGGATGAGGAAGGATGTAACTGGGTTCTGGGTATTCCCGTTCAGCCAGGTTAGCCAGGCCCTCTCGCTTAGAGATAAGCCGAGAGACTCTGAAAGGTAGGGAAGCCACAGATACACCATACCCGGATGGGCTTTGTACCTCAGGTGATACCCGTAAAATCGCATGAATGCTTCCCGGCGATTTTCGGGTAATCGCCAGTCTACAGAATCGGATGGCATGCTAGATCTCCGGATTCCAGGACAGCTTAGCACGCTTCACCCTGAGCCATTCACGTCGGTACAGCTCCCACGCATCCCGGAGAAGATATTCCAGGTAGACAAATCGAACCTCCGAAAATTGGCTGGACTCCACCAAATCGCAAAGATCCCGAAGGTACCCACACACGAACTCAATAAGTGCATAGTCTGTAAGACCTGAAGTACGTCCCGAGGACTCCAGTCGGTGCAGAACCTGGGAAACACTTTCCCGTTCGTATTCCAGCGGACTCATATCTTCCCAGTCGGGGATTAACGGACGTCGGACGAGCTCAGGGATGGTCTTATCCGAGGAGGTTACGTAGAACTTAGCCCACAGCCAGCCAGTGTGTAGACTCAGGTAGGCTACCAGGTCCATACGAGTATCCAGCTCGGAATCCCCTGCTCCGGGAGATCCTAGTCGGTCAACCTTGCGAGCGATGTTGGGAATGATGCTAAACAGTTCACCGCGCTTGCACCAGCTGGATCCATACACTGCGCTCTTTTCCTCATGTACGGAGAGCAGCATTTCTGACGGGGATGAGTATTCCATTTCAGTGTCCTTTCTTAATAAACTGCTGGGAGATTCCCACAGCAACGCTGAGTCGGGTGCCGAACAGGTATCCCGGTAGGGGAACGCCATGCCAGTAGGTGTTGAGCGCGTGGAGCCAGCTTCGGTACATGGGTTCCGGGAAAGCGCTGATCAAAGCTCCAAGGGCCTCTGGGCTACCCGTCCATTTCCGGATAATTTCCTCGGTGCTCATAAACTCTTTAATCAGCTCCTGCCAGGTTCCTCGGTCATCGGGAGCATACCGAGGAGACGGCAGGGAAAACATAGCAGCGGAAGCTCCGCTAGTGTCGTCTGCAATGCGGAACAGCTTGTTCCAGTGACGCTGGTAGGAGTGCAGACTGGCGGTGAAGAAGTTAAGATTCCCCGGACGGATCCCCAGCTCAAATGCGATGATCTCCTGGAGGGTAGACCACTCAAAAGCGTTGATTCCCGACCAACCCCAAATCAGGTCATTACTGCGGAGTGCCACTCCCATATCCAGCTGACCCAGACGTGAGTTCATAGCGATCCAGTTATTGCAGGGGATGTCTTTTCCGGGCATCGCATCTCGGTCGGGATCGTAAATCTGAATCACAGCTCGACGCGATACCCGGTCGGAATTCAGAATCCCGATAGCGTTCTGAATCTGGTCGATTCCGTTCCAGCAGCGGATCCTAGGGCCATACCCACCGCGCCATACAATCCCATCATCACTGAACTGGGATGCTCATGGGAGGTATCGTTCGAGCCATTCCACGTCGTTCCTACCGGAAAGCACCCACATAGTTTCCGCGATCTGGGCGAAGATGTTTGCCTTGCGGGATTCTACGAGGATCTCTCGATTGACCGGATTAGTTAGGGTAGTCCGTACCCAAGTCATTTCCAATACGCGGCTACGGGAATCACCGTCTCGGCTATCGACTTCCCATCCTTGGGTTTTCAGGGCCCTAGAAAGCTCAGGGAGAGCTTCCGACGCGTCTTTGTATACGAAGTTGTACATCGTGATATATGTCCTTTCTAAGCATGTCCTCGGACGAGGATACGACTAGTATATACTGTCTATCGAAAAAGCGCTACTCAAATTCTACCAGTTTTTAGGAAGTACCGGATCGCTCCAGGTTCTGTCCGGATTCGATGGTGAATATGGGGTGAACCGTTTACCAGAATTCAAACGTCGAACGTATTTTTGAAACTCGCAGAAAGTGTTCTGTACATCCATCAGGGATAGTGTATGACCTACCACGTGTCCGCTGGTAAGCACAGGCCCATTAGAAGACCAATAGTCCTGATATTCTTTAAGGATGTATTGGTAGGATTTTCCGGATTCTAAAAGATCCATTCCACGCTTGCTCCCTGGTCCAGGAACCACGTGATCACTGTCCGTCATGGTTGACTGGGGTAGATAGGTGTAGTCCGTCAGTACCTGCTGAGACATAAAGTCGGAGCATCTGGGCAGAGTCCTTAGAATGTTAAAGATCCCCTCAGCGTCACCCCATCGGCTTTCCAACTGAGGCAGGATATACAGTTCACCACATTCTCCCCACCCGTGGCCGTAGCTCAGCTTCCCTCCGGTGGGGGTGAATGCCTGTGCTGCTAGACCAACAAAGTAGGATACCTTATCTATTCCGGTGTTTTCCGATCCTACATGCACCCGATATGCCGGACCAAAGATAGGAGAATCGTATCCTTTGAGAAAATCCATCAGCTTACCCGACTCGAGGTCTTCGATTACTGGGAACCGACCGTAGATCTTCTTAAAAGCATCCCATGGTTCTCTACGGTTGGTATAACGGTAGAGAAAACAGCGCATCATTAGATCTTTTAGAGGTGCACCATCCGAGCAAAGATCCCCCAGGAGGAACTGACTGCCCGCATCTAGTATCCTAAAATCGTTGGTGAATTTAGATCCTGCGATTACCGGATCACGCGTCCACGGTGCAGGAAGACCAACACTTCTCCTGGCATACACCAACCACCGTTCTTTAACATAATGCTCGTATAGGTTTTTCACTATAATCATTCTTTCCGGTATCGGTCGCAGGTGTACCCAGCAGCGTCTAGAGGGAGGCCTGCAGACCATTCTAGGGGAGCTACCATAATTTTACGAACGTCCTCCACGGATGTTTCAGACGCTCCCTCCACGATCACCTCGTCATGGATATGACCCACTACGGAGTATCCTGCCTTTTCTAGACGCACCAGTGCAGAACCAAGAACATCCCTAGCCACTGCCTGAGTTGCGTTTTCCACCAGACGTCCTCCGTAGGTGTCTGTTCTCCACTTGAGCTTAGGATCCTGGAAGGACAGCCGAGACTTGCCAGCGGATCTAGTCGCTCTGACGTCGTGATACACGATTGACCTACCACTGGGAAGCCTGACGAGTCGGTCAGCACCGTCGACCTCTACTAGCAGCTTGCCTGCCTGACCACCGTAGTAGAACGCGCGCTCTAGCTTAGACCACAGCCTAACGATGTTCCGGTTAGCACTCCTCCACTGGTCTACGATCCTCTGAAGTGTGCTCTCACCACCGATTGCGTCGCCACCCATTGCCTGGAGGCTACCTACTCCACCGTTGTATCCTAGAGCCAGAACTGCAATCTTTCCTTCACGTCGAGTCATTCCGTGGCCCATACGGTTAGCAGTCTCAACATAGATGTCGCGACCACTGGCAAAGGCTTCTAAAGCCCAGTCCTCCCCAGCCAGCCATGCCACCACTCGTGCTTCAATCGCGGAATAGTCGCACACGGTGAATGGACCCAATAGGAGCGGACGCACCAGCGATTTAAGAGTTTTAGAATCCGCCCCCAACCCCAGTTTAAGATCCATGATGGCTGCGTTCTGGTCAGCCACGGAGTTAAACCCAGCTCTGGGGAGGTTCTGCAGCTGCAGTCCCCTTCCAGCCCACCGACCAGTGTGAGCACCAAAGAACTTGAACCCACCACGTAGACGTCCGTCTGGTGAGCTGGCGTCAAGTGCCACCTGGAACTTCTTGTGAGCTGTCAGGGCCATAGACTGCCTCAGCTCGAGCACTCTAATCTGGTCGGGGGAATACAGGTCTTTTCGGGAGAGGGCATCCCGAACGGTCTCGGCTTTGAGGTCGGGTAGAGATCCACCGAACCAGCGTAGAAGCTGCTGGGTGCTTCCCGGATTTTTACACCCAGTCAGCGCCATGGCCTCCAGCTCGTCCTCCATGCGATTATCCTCAGCTGCTTCCACAGCTACCTCAGCCAGGGAAAGATCTACCGGAGTACCGGCATCGTTTATACGCTGGTCAGCGTAGAAGATCTTCTCCTCCTCCGGAGTGGGCCACAACCCATAACGATCTTCAAGACGGTGGAGCATGTCGCGCATGGTTTCTACGTCCTGAAGACAGTATTTAATGAACTGTTCCCACCTCTCAGGGGAGGAGCTGGGTTCGCGTCGCTTACCAGACCGGTCGGGAACGCAGAACCACCTAATCAGTGCTGAACCGGCTTCATCCTTGGGGGATGCACCTAGAGCCAGGGCACCTTCTTTAAGGGACTGGGGGTATCCCCATTCAGCCATGAGTGCCTGGGTGTCAAGCCATTCCTCCGGAGGAAGGTAGGATCCTACCGGTAGACCAAAGAACTTAGAAAAACACACGCGCTCAAACGCTGCATTGTGGGCAACCTTAGTGACTGATGGGTCTGTGAGTCCGGGAATGGAACGGATATCTTCGTCTCCGACTGCAACCTGAACTAGGCTATCGTCTACAGCCCATGCCGCCATCAGGATCTTAAAATCCTCGGACTCACTGTATCGGTACACACCACGCTTGATGTCAACCGAGCTGTATGTCTCGATGTCTATGTAGAGGCGGCTCATTCTTCGGCATCCTTAGACGGAAGAATGTGGCGGCTGTACCACTTCTCGCGAAGTTTAAGAATCTGACGTCGATTCCTAACCGAATAGATCGAGCGTTCCAGCTCACATGCGATGTCAAAAAGGCTACGGGAGTAATCACCAGCGATAGCATCCTCCCAAGCTTCCCAGCGTCGGTGCGATCGGGAAGCGCGGTTCTGGCTTTCCTGCTGCTGAACTCGAGCACGAGCATTCTGCTCCGCGAACATGTCTTTGGGAATAACAGGATTCCGAAGTTTTACATACTCCCTAGCAGCCTCACGACACGACGGCTCATCCCCGCGTGTGCGGGGAAAACTCACAGTTGGGGATTGGGAGGG